ATGGCCAACATGTTTCGTTCGGTGAGCGACGTCGAAGCACGCGTAGCGACAGACCCTGTTCGCCAAAACGGGAAGGCCATGCTCCAGCTTGAGATGGGAATGGGCGTGTATGGTGAAGAGAGCACCACCCTCATCAAGCAATGGCTTGCAGAGGACGACGCACGCGAGGCTGAAAGGCAGCGAATCGAGCGCGAGACGTGGGAACGGAACATCAAGCAGCGGACGGTCGATGCCGCGGAGCTGCAAGCGGCGCAGGCGGTGAAGGCGACGCACATTGCCTTTGCTGCTCTAGCAATATCGGCTCTGAGCTTTCTTCTGGCCGGTGTAGCGTTGATACGTGCCACGTGAGCCATCGCTATCTCTGTACCAGCGGCCAGAGCCACCAGTTCCACAAGCCAATGAGGCTCGAGCCCAAGAAGAAAACCTGCTGCACGAGCACCCAACGGTGGCGCTGACGCAGATAGAAGTGAATCCCACCGAAGTTGCTGACGAGAAACGCTCCAAAGCCCCACGCAGGATGAAACTGAGTGGCTAGAAGCCATGCACCGGCGATGCCGGACAACGAAGCGCAGACCTCAGACATCGAGGTTCGCCTCGGCAGCCGTGACTTGTCCCAACAGGACTTCCATGCTGCCCATGCAGCGAGCTTTGAGCGGCCATCGCCACTGGCCTCCCAGTACTGCTCGAAGGCCTCCTTTGCCTCATCGCGCGAAGCTGCCTTCGCGCGAAACGAGGCTGTGATCTCCGAAGGCTTCCAGCCGCAGAACCACGACACGCCCGCAAGCACGGCGAGGGAGAAAGCAAACCACGTGAGGCTGACAAGCGTCCTATCCATGTCGCACATCCTTCCAGCCGTCGTCCTTGCTCCAGGTCATTAGCACTTCAGGCAGCGCGTCCTCGGTGACCACGCGGTACTGCACGCGTTGGGCATCGATCTCGCCGAGCGTCTTCGCCGCATCGAGCACATGCATGCAGGCGACGTCGTTGCCTGCGTCGAAGTGCGCGATGTCCTTCCACGCACCCGAGTTGTTGATCTGCAGCTTCACCGGCCGCAAGCGGGCACCTGAGGTCATGCTGCGGCCACGTCCAAGTTGATGGGCATGTACTCGCCGCTCGCGTCATCGCGCTCGTAGAAGCGGATGTACGGCTTGGTGCTGGCCGTCTTCGTGCTGTCGCTGATCGCCTTCATGGCGCGCAGCCACTGTTCGTCCTGGATGTCGTGGCGGCGAAGGCCGAGCACGCGGCCGGTGCTGATCTTTCCTTCCTTATCGACCTGGAACGCATCGTTGACCAGGACGCGGAGGTTGGCGTTGCCGCCTTTTCCCCATGACTGGATGCACTGGTCGACCAGCGCCTTGGCGGCCTGGAGCCGCTCATCGAACACGAGCTTGTCCTGGATGCGGCGCTCGATCTTGAATTTACCGTCGAAGGTCGTGAGCGTGACGTTGCCCTTCTTGCCGCCATGCTTGATCTCATATTCGGCCAGGCTGCGCTCCATGAAGTCATGGATAGCCGCCATCGCCGCGATCTTGAAGGCCATCAGCCTGGAGCTCTGCTTCTTGGCTTCCTCGCACAGTTCGCTGACGACGGCATGGCGGTCCTTGTCGATGGGCTTGATCTTGTTCAGCGGCACGAGAGAGCCGTTGGCGTCTTCCCAGTAGCCGTGGGGGATGGTTCGTTCTGTCATTTCGCTTTTTCCTCTCAGGTAGTGCCGGTGACTTCGGCGGAACGATTGGGTTGGGCGGCGGTCATTACAGGCCGCTGCGATAGGCGCAACGCTGGCCGAGCAGCACGCTCGGATGCCGGGCAAAGTCCATCGCGCCGGGGCGCATGGCCGGTCCAGGGCTGGGCATATAGACGCTGCCGTCCATCACCATCACCTGGCGTGCACCGGCCGCGCCTTCTGCGATGGGTTGGGGACCGGAGATCCAGAGGCGCTGGCCGTCGACTTCGACGCGGTGCGCGTGGCCAGCTGCGGCCAGCGCATGCATATGCCGACGCAGACCGGAACACGTCTCGTCGTCGCTGTGGCCGGGGACGGTCTTCGCGATTTCGTTCAACTGCGTGATCGACGCGGGGCCGTTCGCCTTCAGGTGGTCGACGACTGCGCGCCGCACCGGGTTGGAAAACTCACCACGTCTGGTGTGGTGGTTGCCGAGTTCAAGCATGCTCATGCCGGGCTCCGTTGGTGGAAAGTTCGTAGCCAGGCAGTGCCTGGCAGCTGGACGTGACCGCATAGGTCATCGTGTTGGGCGCTTGGGAGCCGAGCGCGCGGCGCTCCATGAAGCCGAGGCGGTGCAGCGTCTCCAGGTGATCGAGCACCTCGAAGTCGGGGAACACGGGGCACCAATGGCGCGTCAGGTTCGCGACCGACCACCAACCGCCCTCGTTGCGCAAGGAAAGCCACAGGGCGCATGCTTCGATCCCGATGGCGTTACCCATGGCAGTGCTCCGCCAAAGCCCGCCACAGGCCGCGCAGCAGGGTTCGCAGGCCTGGGCGCCGGTGGATCTCAACCACGCCGGGCGCGAACGGATAGCGGCAACTCCTCATGAGCGGCCTCCACGGATGAGTGTCAGCACCGGCCGGCTGGTGCCGACGAAGAGGCGGTAGTCCTCGGAGGCTGAGTCGACCGCAAGTCGGCGGGTCAGGTCGAAGCAGCGTTCCAGGCGGCGAGCACGGCGCTTGATCCATGCCAAATGCGGACGCTGATAGCGCGAAGCGTTCATTCAGTCCCTCCTTTGGTGGCTGCCTTGCGGGGCCTCACTTCCCGCGGCTGCGGCGGCGCGCTCGCGGCCTTGTGCGGGCATTGCTGGCAGCACTGCCAGTGCTGCAGTTCGCGCGGGCTTCCGATGGGCACCACGCGATGGGCGAAGGCGCGGCACTGGTCGGCCGTGATGACGACGCTCTCGCCACCTTCGGCCTGTTCGGTGAGGTGCGGGCATTCGAAGCGGCCGAAGGTGTGCAGGACGCGGTCGGCGATGCGGTCCGTCTTGGCTTCGCCCGTGCCGTACTTGCCGCTGCCGTTGAGTACCTGGCTCAGTGCGGCGGGGCTGATGCCCAGCATCACGGACACCTTGAAACGATTGCTGCTGGCGCAGCGCTCTGCGAGCAGCTCGTACCAGGGTTGCGCCATGTAGGCGTGCGTCGTCATGCTTTGAAGCCCTTCTTGGCCGGTGCGGCGGGTGGCGATGAGCCCAGGTCGATCAGCAGCACGTAGCGCTTGAATCCGTTGACTCGTTTCGCGCTGATCTGCACCGCCTTGGGAGCGCTGCGCGACCAGGCCAGCAACAGCGCACCGATCTGGCTGCGCGTTGCGGGGATGTCATCGCCTGCATCGGACAGCAGGCTCGCGGCCTCGTCGGCCGTCAGCGCCTTCCTAATGCGCAGCAGGCTCCACACCCGCAGGGCGAAAGGATCGACCGCCGCCTGCGGCGTGTTTGCGCCATAGGCGGCAGGGTGCAGGGCGCGGTCGGATTGCAGAGCTGCCTTTGCCGCCTCCGCGCCTGCAGGCGTCAACAGCCAGTAGTTCACCGGCCGGATGCACGGAGGGGGAAACCCGGTCAAGGGCACCTGCGTCACGTACTCGTGAGTGGTGAGCACCTTGATCGCCAGCATCGGAGTCGAGGGCTTCGGATAGGCCGGCACCCAGCGCGCCAGGTCAGCAGCGCTGAAGGGTGTCGTGGTATCGCCTGCCCGGTGCTGTCCAAGCGCGATCAAAGCCGCACCGACAAACCATGAAGGCCGACGCCGCATCAGAGGCCTCCCGCTTGTCGGCCGAGCCGCGCCGCGCCCGTGAACTCGGTGCAGAGCGCCTTGCCCTTGATCTGATCGGCCGTGACGCTAGTCCAGCTGTTGGCCTTGGCCCAGCGCTCGATGTTGGCGATGGCGTTGAGCACCAGGCGCATGCGTCCTGTGGCTTGCCGGTGAATCTCGGCGACCAGGTCGTCGTCGAGGTCGACCTCTGCCTTCGCGACCACGGTGGCCTTCACGTCCTGGACGGACAGCGGCATCAGTTCGACGACCATGGCCACGCGGCTGGCGATGTGGCCATGCACCGCAACCTTTGCCGGGAAGTTCTCCATGCCGACGAGGAAGCACATGCTGCCCGTCAGGTCGGTGATGTCGCGCACCGCTTCGAGCATGCTGGCCGTCGTGCGGCTGCCCTTGCCCTTCAGCAGGAAGTCGGCCTCATCGATGATGATCGGAACCATGTCGATGGCGAGCCGACCCGTGATCCGCGCCTGCACTTCGGCCGCATTGCCGACCTGGCTCAGGCCCATCTTCCCGGCCAGCTCTTCGAGCAACCGGCGCACGGTCCAGGTCTCCTTGGCGCGCACGAAGACCCAGCCGCTGTCTGCAGCCCAGCGTTCAGTCAGCTCGCTCTTGCCGATGCCGTAGTGCCCCTTGATCAGGACCAGTCCGGCCTCGCGGGCGCCGCGACGCTCCACGTTCTTCTGTGCCTCGGACAGGCGCTTGAAGTTCTCGGTTTTGACGAAGCCTTTTTTCACAGTACATTTCTCCTTGCTTGTGGCACTCAATTCAGTTCACTGGCACGCTCGATGAAGGCGGCAACCTTCACCGGGCACTTTTAAAAACACTTCCCGTCTCGCCTTCGTCCCAGGCCATGCCTCGGCCGGCGAAGTACTCGGCAAGTTCGGCGTAGTCCTCCCCTCCGACATAGCTGCGTAGCCAGCCGGCGTCCGCATCGGTCCAGTTGGCTCGGTGCGACATGAGCCACTCGTAGCGGTCGCTCGCGGTATCGAAGAAAGGCCTGCTCGCCGCCTCGTGAGCGGCGACGTCTGTCGGGGAAGAAACATGCAAGGAGGGGGCACTTGCCCCGACGATGGGAACCAGCACGTTCGGCGTGCCTGGCTCCGGCAGGGAAAGGGTTGCGGGCTGCATGGCGGGCGACAGCTCGCGCAGCGCGAGGTCGATCTGCTGCTGGCGGCGCTTGACCGTGGCGTTGACGCGCTTCTCGCGCGCCCTCTCGATGACGGCCTTGGGGAAGTAGTCGATGCTGCTGGCGTTCCACTTGGCTTCGCAGACGAACTCGCCGCCTGTCGTGTAGACCATCACGAAGGTCGGGTCGTGGATGTCGTAGCGCACGGACACCTGCTTGCCGGCGACTCGCTTGCCCATCAGCTCGGGCGCCTGGTAGTGCTGGTTGAGGTGGACCACCTCGCCGCGCTGCGCGGTGCGGATCACCGAAGGCATGAACGTCATGCGCAGCTCCAGCGCGCTCATGCGCTCCTGCAAGCTCTCGTCGAGCATCGAGGTCCAGGCTTCGTCCGGCGTCATGCGCTTGCCGTCTTCGCGCTTCGGCAGGCTGCGGTGGCGGTGCGTGGCGTTGTATTCGGCGATGCCGGCATCGACTGCATCGACAAACTGCTTCCAGCTCGGGCACTTGGGGCTAAGGGCGATGACTTCGCCTGCGTCCCTGGCGCTGCGAACGGCGCGCTGTTCCTTCTCCAGCTCGGCCTTGACCTTGCGAAAGGTGCCGCTGTCGACGTCGCTGCCCTGGAAGGTCGGGAACTGGCGCGCGATGTTGATCATGTGGGTGCGCCAGCTGCGCTCGATCAACCCGTGACCCTGGGGGTGACCCGGGATGCCCGTGCGGTGTTCGCTCCCGAGGCGCTTGATGATGCCGTCGACCGGGCAGTCGAAGACCTTGGCGCTTTCGCCCGGGCCGTTGTCGGAATAGACGATGGCGAACACGCCGACGTTGCCTACCGCGTGTCGCAGCGCATCGCCGACCGCGATGGTGTTTTCCGACAGCGATACAGACCAGCCGCAGACCCTCCGCGTGCCCGCGTCGATCACCAGGGTGACTTCCGGCGCGAAGGGCGCGCCGTGATCCGGGTGGCGCACCTTGGCTTTAAAGGTGTGGCCGTCGACCAGGCACACGTCGAGCGGCTTCAGGCCGCTGGTATTGCGGCGCTTGAACGGCAGCTTGGCTGCACGCTCCGAGCCGCTGTGGCGTGCCTTGATCAGCTTGACGTTGTCGACCTTCTCCAACGCGCGGCGCGAGCGGCCGTACAGGGCGTTCCAGGTGTCGAAGTCACGGCCGAGCTGCTTGGTGACATGCTTGGCGGCGTTGGTGAGGCTGCGAAACTGCGGATCGCGTGAGTGATAGCAGGCGAGCACAGCGGCGACGTCGTCATTGATGGCTATCGACTGCTCTTGCGCCGAGGGCGCAGGAAGCAGGCCCCACCAGCCGTTTTGCTGGTACTGCGCGAGCCATCTGAACAGCGTGCGCTCTCCGACCGCAGCGGTACGGGCGCGCTTATTGGCGACGCGCGCTGCCTCCTTCAGGTCCGTCGAGCATTCGCCGCTCGCCAGCTGGAGCGCGAGGAGCTGGCAGGCCTTGGTGGTGCCGTTCAGCTGAGCCAGCTCAAGAACCTGTGTCACCAGGATCAGGCGCGCATCGCCGCACGCCTTTTCTTGAAGCGATGGTGGGCGACGGCTCAGAGCTGGAACGCTCGTGGGAGCTTGAGCTGACAGAGCCTTGGCGTTGGGCTTAGGCAGCGTCGCTTCCGTCGTACCAGCAATCACCACGCGTGCCCGGGCGATCTGGTCGAGCATCAGCGCGTTGCGGGTCTCGCTGGGCAGGGCACTGCAGTCGTACTCGCTGCCGCCGCCGCGACCTGCGCGCGGCCGCTGAGGTGTCCGCAACTTTGCGAGCTTCTCGCGTGTGCGGAACTCGGTCGATGGCATACCGGGAAGACCAGCCAATTCGCGGGCTGTAAGCCATGTGGACATGGTCAGACTTGTCCCTTCGTGGCCTTCGCAGGCTTACGCTGCCGGAGACCGTTGGGGTTGCGCGTCAGTGCGATGCCTCGTTCTCGTGACCGTTGGTAACGACTTGGCCAGATCGTTTCAGGCTCGATGCCCAACGCCCTGGCAACAATTCGTTCCGCAGCAACCCAGGGTCGGTGCAAAACCTCGTTGATGTGCGCGTATTCGTGTTTCTTTGCCAACTGAGAGAGGTTGGTTCCGATCATTTCGAGCGCCGCTTTAACCTGAGCTGGGTGCCAGTCCATCGATTTATCGTGTTCTGTGTTGATGCACTCGATTATGCACACAGATTGGGTTATTGCAACCAAAGTAGACCCGGAGAGGAATATTTCCAGGAAATGCAACACGTTCACGATTGACGATGAACCTCTGGGTGACTAATCTGTGCGGCTTCGCACAATTTGAGGTTCCCCAGTGACATCGCACCCACCAACGCCGATCGACGAGGAAGTCAAGTCGCGGGTAGGCGATTTACAAGTCGCTCAAGGGGGGCGCGTCCGCGACCTGCGCAAGCAAAAGGGAATGACCATCGAGGATCTCGCGCAGCGCAGCGGTCTCCACTTCAATACGGTGGGCCGCATCGAACGTGGAGTCAGCGAGGCAAGTCTTGAGCAGCTCTACGTGATCGCCCTTGCCCTGGGGATTGATCCTGCAGAACTCAATCCTTTTCGCAGCCGTGATTCGGCAACAAGTGCCCCTCAGACTGGCCTCAATGACGAAGCATTCGTCTTGATCGACATGCTTGACGTCCGCGTCAGCGGGGGCAACGGTTCAGTGAACGGCTCTCAGGAGAACATGGGGCGCTTTGCGTTCAGCCGCGCATGGATGGCCCGCAAAGGAGTCAAGCCACAGAACGCCAAAATTGTTCGGGCGCGTGGCGATTCGATGGCGGACAAGATCAACAACGGCGACATCCTCCTGGTCGATACCGCCACCACCACTCTCGACCAAGATGGCGTGTATGTGATTCAGCTGGACGGTCACGATTACGTGAAGGTGCTGCAGCGCGACTTCTCAACCGGTGGCCTGCAAATCATCAGCTACAACCCGGCATACAAGCCACAGGTTCTGTCTGCGGAACAAGCGGCGGACCTCCGCATCAGTGGACGCGTTGTTTGGCACGGTGGCGAAATTTAATGGGGATGAGAATGAAACCGACCGCACCGATTTGTGCACTTCTCCTGCTATCAAGCGCCGCACTGGCCGCCGAGGCGAATGCGCGAATCACTGATCAAACTGCCCTGGGGACATGCCAGGCCGCGCTCCGAAAAGCCGCCAGAGATCCGGAGACAGCAAAGGTCCCGGATGTTGGCGCGATGAAGGGGGGCGCTGACTGGCGGTACATGTGGAACAGCAACAGTCGACAAGTTCGGATACGCAACGGCCTGGGTCAAGAAGTGGCAGCAGGCGCGCTATGCGTTGTCGATGAGAACTCAGGGAAGATCAAGCTGTTGGTGTTGGATGGGCATCAACTAATCAGTCCCGGAGCGCAGTAGCACGCGGCGGCTCAGGTCGAGTGGCAAGCAACTGATCAATCTCAGCGTCGATCACGCGATTGCAGAGCTTGTGCAGTTCACTCAATTGAGCAGCTGCCCCGTCGTTGGACTTCCATAGCCCCCTGTGGACGATCTTAGATCGGGTTTCGTAAATCTTCGGAAACGACTTCAAGAGCTGATCTCGTTCGTCAGTGTTCTTTGCCACCAAGTAAGCACATCGATTGGCGAGCAACGTCGTCAGCCCGACTTCCTCCTTGCCGTCCGGAGTACCTAGAAGGACTTCGATGACGATGGCCGCTTGCATGAACGACATCCCCTTGTCGTGATTCGCGTGACTGTCGCATAGCCACCGCCCTGCCAATACAAGCTGATCGGAACGCGGGTTTCCGTCGACGATGTCTATGACGTCTTGAAGCCGCTCTATGAAATTCGGGATCGAAGTTCGGAACAATAGCGATCTCAGCACCTGGCTCAGAGCGCGATCCAAGGTCTTCATCGTCACCCGATTTGTAATGTCTCGTCCGTCGAAAAAAAGAGCTTCGACGGTCGGATCTTCCCCATAGATATACGTACGCCCCAGCACCTTGGTGGCAAAGCCCAACCCCACGAAGGACTTCAAGACCCGAATAGCTTCCTCGGTCGGCTCAGTAGTCATATGACCGCTGATAAAGCCATGAACTGTTATGTGGATAGCGAGTACATCCGGTTGGCGCCAAGGCTTTTGCAGCTCCCCCAATGTTTGGCTCGGCGCCTTGGGTAACGGATCGTCGCCGTCAGCGCCTTTACTACTCGCAAAAATTTGAGCTAGGTTTGTTGCAACGAGCGGAGCCGCAAGTACCGGAAACTGGTTTGCTTCCGGGTGCCATGATCCGACAACCGCGATGGTCTGTCCGACAATGGCCGGGAGATTTCTCAGCTTCCAAGTCACGGCCACTTTGCGAGACAAAGCAATGGAGCAGATGTAGCTGTTAGGCAAGTTCTCTAAAAGCGATAGGAATTCTTCAGCAGCCGCATCGGGGTCACTGAGCGACGGGATGGAGGTGAGCGGTTGTTCTGGGGAATCTTGCGGGAGGTTCGCTTGCGCAACTTTTTCGCTGACGAAGCAGTACATCGCCCACTTGAACGGATCGCTTCGGATGAATCGTTCAAGTGGTTCGACGATATTCTTCTTATTTGCGGTAATTTGATCGCACCTCCCGGAGATATCGGTCAGCGCCTGTCCATCAAAATGCCCGCCTTCTTCAATCTCCGAATTCAGAATGGCCTCAACAATGACCGGACGAAGTTCAGCTTTGAGTTGAGGGCGCAAGGGGATCGTCATGCGATGCCTTTCCAATGGGGGATGACTAGTATGGCTTGGACAGTCGAAGGCGAAGATCGGGCAGTTCCTAGATCGCCCTCGCACTTCTCCGCTGTACCCCGCGAAACCGTCGTGCTAGCCTAAAAAGCACCTCCGGTTCTGCCGAGGCCGACTCATGTCGGCCTTACTCATTTGTGCTGCGCCCTCGACGATCCGAGGGCATGTCCACCACTACTACAGTCTTTAAATTCGGCGCACCGCTGGTGCTGGCCAGCGCCGCGTTGATGGGCTTTCTCCATGACTGGGAAGCCGACAAATCCGCCCCTGGACGCGTGTATGCAGACATGCTGGCCGGAGGCATTCCGACTGTCTGCAAGGGCGTCACGAAGCACGTCAGTCCCTATCCCGTGGTGCTGGGCGATGTCTGGTCGGCGGAGCGCTGCCGGGAAGTCGAGCGCATGGTCACCGAGCGCTCGCAGTTGATGCTGCTGGATTGCATCAAGGTCCGCATCAGCCAGAACACCTTCGACGCTTTCTCGTCGCACGCGCACAACTTCGGCGTGCCATCCACCTGCGTCAGCAAGGCCCTCGGCCTAGTCAATGCAGGCCGGCACGCGGAGGGGTGCCGTGCGCTGGCCTATACGCCCAGCGGCCAGCCGAACTGGTCCCAGGTGAGGGCCGGGAAGTTGCTGCCCAACGGCGAGCCGCAGTACCGCTTTGTGCAGGGCCTGCACAACCGTCGCAAGGCCGAGATGGCCCTGTGCAACAAACCGGACGCGCTCAGCCCATGACCAGCACTCTTAAGACATGGCTGTACCCGGCCATTGTCGCTGGCACCGTCGCGCTCCTGATCAGTGGTGCAGCTTGGGTTCACGACGCCGGCCAGAACAAGGAGCGCGCGGTCTGGCAAGCCAAGGAGGCGGAACGCGCCATTCAGCTCACCAAGGCCCTTCAGGCGGAGTACGAACGCGGTCGCCGCGCATCGCAGAAGTACCAGCTCGCCGCGAGCGCCTTGCAAACCAGCTACCTCAACCTCGAAGGCCCCTCCCATGATCTACGTCAGCGCGTTTCTCTTGTCCTTCCCCCTGTTGCTGTTGCTCGCAATCGCGACCGGCTTCCCGGCGCTCCGGGACATGTCACGGAGCGACAGAGCACAGATGCTCCGGCTCCTGGTCAAGAACAGCGCGGTGATGTCCCTCGCAGTGATCGTCTCAGCCTCGCTGCTGTCTGGTTGTGGAACGGCGCGCTCACCGGTGCTGATGTACCCGCAGGTGCCTGCGGACTTGCTGATACCTCCAGCGAAGCCTGTGCTGCTGATTCCGGCCTCATCGTCGACGACGCCTGGGACAACCAAGCCCTCAACGCGAAGTCCTGCGCAGCCGACCGCCTCAGGCATCGCTCGCTGATCGAATTTCTCACCGAAAGACCCGCCGAATGAGCGCACCAGACGAACGCGACCGCGACCGCACGCAGGAGCTGCTCCTGCTGGGCCAGATCCACGGCCTGGTGCAAGCCCTCAAAGACGGGCAGAACGTCACCAATGGACGCATCGACGAACTGTCCAAGCGCGTCGACACACGCCTGGACAGCATCGACAGCCGCTTGCGCAAGGTCGAACAGAAGGCCGCAGTTGCTGGGGCCGTCTCTGGCGGCGCGATGGCCGTTGGCACCGCCTTGATCATTGAGGGGGTGAAGCACTTTCTGCGCAACGGAACGGGCACGCCCTGATGGCACACGGCTCCGAAAAGCGCACGCAGTTGCGTGGCCTGTACGTCTATCAGCGCTTGCCGATGGAAACGGCCTGCAAGAAGGTCGGCGTGCCGCGCAGCACGGCCAACCGATGGAAGGCCGATGCCGTCGCACAAGGCGATGACTGGGACAGCCTGCGAGCCGCTGTGGCGATGGGCGACGACACCTTCGCGCAGCTTGGCAAGCGGCTGCTGGAAGACTACCTGGTCGCGCACCAGTCCACGATGGACCAGCTGCGCACGACGAAGGACATGAGCGCGATGGATCGCGCCCAGGCGCTCGCCAGCCTGAGCGACAGCTTCAACAAGACGATGGCGAGTTTTAAAAAGCTGTCGCCCGAGGTGAACAAGCAGGCGATCCAGCTCGACGTGTTGCGACTGTTCGCATCGTTCGCGCAGCGCCGCTATCCGCAGCATGTGCCCGTGCTGCTCGACATGCTGGAGCCCTTCGGCGAAGAACTCGCGAAAGCGGGGTAAGCCGTGGCCAAGATCAGCAAGGAGTTCCTCGACGGCCTGGCCGAGCTGGCGGGCAGCCTGCGCCGCCAGGTCGACGCGGGCCTCGATGGCTGGGAGATCTCGCCCGAGGCCATCGCCGAGCGTCGGCGCAAGGCCTTCGATCCCGTCAGCGGCTTCGAGTACTGGGACAGGCACTACTTCCCGCACTACGGCAAGGCCGAGCCGAGCGAGTTGCACAAGTACATGTACCGGCGCCTGCCGCAGATCGTCAACAGCAATGGCGGGCAGCGCGACGCCATTGCCGCACCGCGGGGCGAGGCCAAGTCGACGAAGGTCAGCATGTCCTTCGTGCTGTGGTGCGTGGTCACCGCCATCAAGTGGTACCCGGTCATCATCATGGACGCCTTCGAGCAGGCGGCCGAGATGCTCGAAGCGATCAAGGCCGAACTGGAAGCCAACCCTCGGATCGCGAGCGATTTTCCGGAAGTCGCGGGTCAGGGCAAGGTCTGGCGCGCGGGCGTCATCGTCACGAACAACGGCCGCAAGATCGAAGCCTTCGGCAGCGCGAAGAAGATCCGGGGCCGCCGCCACGGCGCGCACCGGCCTGACCTGGCAGTCGGCGACGACATCGAGAACGACGAGAACGTCAACACGCCGGCCCAGCGCGACAAGCTGCAGAGCTTCGTCACGAAGAGCGTGCTCAACCTCGGGCCGCCGGATGACAGCATGGACGCGATCCTGATCGGCACGGTGCTGCACTACGACAGCGTGCTGGCCCGCTTCCTGAAGAACCCGCTGTGGAACGCCAAGGTGTTCAAGGCCATCATCAAGTGGCCGGACCGCATGGACCTGTGGGAGCAGTTCGAGCAGCTGCTGCTCAATGGCGAGAACCCGCAGGCCGGTGAAGCGGCGGCAATGGCGCTGTATCGCCAGCAGCAGGCCGAGATGGACATGGGCTCGCAGGTGAGCTGGCCGGCGCTGCGCCCGTTGTGGAAGCTCATGATCAAGCGGGCGCGCGAAGGCCATTCGGCGTTCGACAGCGAGCAGCAGAACGATCCCGTCGCAGGCGAGGATGCGCCCTTTGCGCACAGCATCCAGTTTTGGGTGGATCGTTTGAACGAGTGGAGTTTCTACGGCGCATGCGACCCGAGCCTTGGTCGGGCCGGGGCGAGCCGAGATCCGAGTGCCATCGGCGTGGGTGGATACCAGCGCGTCAAAGGCATCCTGGACGTGGTCGAGGCCAAGATCAAGAAGCGAACGCCGGACCGCATCATCAGCGACATCATCGAAATGCAGCGCGAGTACTGCTGCATCGTGTGGGGCGTCGAGAGCATCCAGTTCCAGGAGTTCCTCCGCACCGAGCTGGTCAAGCGCAGCGCCGAGGCCGGCGTGCCCGTCCCTGCACGTGCCCTGCAGCCGATCTCCGACAAGATCCTTCGCATCGAGTCGCTGCAGCCGCACATGCACAACGGCCTGATCCGGCTGCATCGGAGCCAGACCACGCTCGTGGACCAGTTCCGCCACTTCCCCAAGGCCGACCATGACGACGGCCCCGATATGGTCCAGATGCTCTGGATGCTTGCCGTGACCGGAGGCGTCGCCGCAGCGGCCCAGGGCGGCAATTCCGACCAGGCACAGCAAACCGCACGCGAGCGCTATGCGCGCCAGGCGTCCCGCATGTTTCAAAGAGGAGGCCGCGCATGAGCTGGCTCGAAAAAGTTAAAGGCATGTTCTCCACGCCGGCCGAGGCCGCGCCACCCGCAACCGAGAGCAAGCCCTCGGGCGCGCGACTCACCGAAGCGGCAGGCTCGCAGAGCGCCTCCGAGGCAGGCTGGACCCGCCTGACCGGCGAGGGCATGGGCAAGCAGAACGAGCGCGACCTCACGCCGCTTGCGCAGGAACGCATGCAGAAGATCGCCGAGTGGCTCTGGCAGAGCAACCTGCTCGCAAACCGCCTGGTCGAGCTGCCGCTCGCCTACCTCCTGGCCGAAGGCGTGACGATTCAGTGCAAGAACGAAGCAAGGCAAATGCAGCTCAATGCGTTCTGGAACGACCCCATCAACAACTGGCCGCTCAAGCTGCCGCCCCGCGTGCGTGCCCTGGGTTTGTTGGGCGAGCAGTGCTACATCTGCCATGTGAACGAAGCCAATGGCTTCGTTCGCCTCGGCTACCTCAATCCGCGCCAGATCGCCACGGTCGTGATGGACCCGGACAACCCCGAGCAGCCCATCGGCGTGGTGACCAAGAAGGACAGCAAGGGCCGGTACAACAAGTACCGGGTCGTGATCCTCGGCGAGGACGAAGAGCACTTCACCCTCCGCACGGCCGAGATCCGGGCCAGTGACTTCACGGATGGCGACTGCCTGCTCTACCAGGTCAACAAATTCCCGGATGGCAGCCGCGGCCGCAGCGACCTGCTAGGCCAGATGGATTGGCTCGACGCCTACGACAACTTCCTCTTCAACGAACTGGATCGCATCGAGTACCTGCGGTCGTTCGTGTGGGACGTGAAGATGACCGGGGCGGACCCGGAATCGGTCAAGAAGTACCAGCAGGAGTTCAAGCCGCCTGCGCCCAACAGCACCTTCGTCCACAACGACAGCATCGAACTCAAGGCGATCTCGCCCACGCTGCAGGCGGCCGACACTGCCGAGAGCGCCAGCCTGCTGCGCAACCATGTGCTGGGCGGCGGCACGCTGCCCGAGCATTGGTTCGGCGGTGGCGGCGACGTCAATCGCGCGGTGGGCGCGGAGATGGGCGAGCCGACCTTCAAGGTGCTGACCTCGCGCCAGTCGATGCTGAAGATCATGCTCGAGGAGATCGGGCGCTTCGTGCTCTGGTTCGGCGCACGCGGCGGAGAGCAGCCGGATTGGTCGAGCGACGAGTGGAAGGTCACGGCCGTCTTCCCCGAGCTGCAGAGCAAGGACGTGGCCAAGTTCGCGGCGGCCATGCAGGGCGTGGTGACCGCCGTGGGCCAGATGATCGAGACGGGCCTGCTCACCGAGGAAACCGGGCTCAAGCTCATCGGCGACGTGGCCCAGCGCTTCGGCCAGGCCTTCGATGCGAAGAAGGAGCTGGAGGAGGCGCGCAAGGAGCATGCGCAGCGCAAGAAGGAGCGGCAGGCCGAAGACAGCTTCAACCTGCCGGCCGACGTGCGCGATGCGCTCAAGAGTGGCCAGGCAGCGCCGGCCCCGGCTCCAGCACCTGCCGCGCAGGCCTGAAGTGACGCCGGAGCAGAAGGCCTACGAGGCCGCCCTGAAGGAGCGCCTGGCCGAGCGCGCCCGTACCCTGCTGACCACAGACCAACAAGTCGTGAAAGCGCTGCATGACGCACGCACCCAGGTCCTGACGCAGCTTGCCGCGCAACCACCCGACTGGCGGCGCTGGCAGCTCGGGCAGATCCAGCGCCAACTCGAAACCATCCTCACGGCTGCAGGCGGCCTGGCTGGCACCGCGGCTGACGGAGCGCTGCGCCAGATCTGGCAGCAAGGCGAGGACGTGGTGGACAAGCCGTTGGCCGCCGCCGGCATCAACGTGGAGATGCGCCTGCCCCTGCTCGACGCCAGCGTGCTGCAGGCCATGCGGACTTTCACCGTCGACCGCATGAACAACGTGGCCACTGAGGCAGTCGGCAAGATCCGCCAGCAGCTCGGCTTGGTGACCATCGGCAGCGTCACGCCGTTCGATGCCATCCGCGCGATCCAGAAGCAGCTCGGCAACGACACGCCGCAGCGCGCAACGACCATCGTGCGCACCGAGGTCAGTCGAGCCTTCGCGGTGGCCGGCGAACAGCGCCTGGTCCAGGCCGCAGCCATCGTGCCTGGCTTGCAGAAGCAATGGAGGCGCAGCGGGAAGATCCACAGCCGGTGGACCCATGACCTCATGGACGGCCAGGTCGTGGATGCCGACAAGCGCTTCAAGGTGCCGAGCGCGGGCGGTGGCTTCGACATGATGAAGTGCCCGCACGATCCGAAGGCACCCGTCGACCAGGTCATCAACTGCGGGTGCGTGGCGCTGCCGTTCTTGAAGGGGTGGCAGGTGATGACGCCTGGTGCGAAGCCGTTTACCGAGCTGGAGCTGAATCAGGATGGGCGGAAGGCGGCGCTTGACCAGGCGGCGAAGCAGGCTGGACGCCGCCTAGAGGGCTAAAACACGAAATCCGTTGGCTAGGCCGGGCCTAGAGAGCACGTAGCAATCGGATAGTCGCCCTGTTGTGCCCGAGCGAACTTCGTGTAAAAAGGAGTAAATAGTCTTAGGGCAAAAGCTGTGGCCTCTGCGAAGCAAGATTTTGAGGGGTTCGTCGCATGGCTTCATGCTGACGCACAACGCGCGTCGCCCAACGTAAAGCGGCTAGCAAATCTGGTCCTTGCGAACTTCGAAGCGATCGCGGGCACCGTATTACAGCGCAATCAGCGATCCGTCTATCTCGCCGGTTTGGCGCGAGACGGCCTGGCGACTGCGTCGCAGGATATGCCCGCACGCGAAGCAGTACCAGGAGGCGGAGAGTGGCCTTGGCGCCGACTTCGTCATCTGACCCTCGGTCCATTTCGTGGCTTCAGGGCTCCCGAAGCCTTCGACCTCCAAAAAAGAGTTGTCCTTTTCTACGGCCCAAATGGAAGTGGGAAATCGAGCATGTGTGAGGGCCTCGAATATGCGCTGCTAGGCAGCGTCGAGGAGGCAGATTCGAAGCGGATTGAAGCGAACACGTACCTTACAAACACCCACGCCAATGCTTTTGTAAGGCCGACTCTGAAGGCCACCGACCATCAAGGTCAAGAGGTGGATGTTGTCGCCAACGCCGACATGTTCAGATTCTGTTTCATCGAGAAGAACCGTATCGATGCGTTCTCCAGGATTGCCGCACGACCTGCAGCGCGTCGCACTGAGCTGATCGCGACGTTGTTTGGGATGGAAAAATTCAACGACTTCGTCGGCAACTTCAACGAATCGATGGATGCCCAGCTCACTCTCTCCAGCGGTAGGCAGCTCATACTGGCAGCGCGTCGCACGGCATTGACAGGCGATCAGGCGCTCATAGACGGACAGGCTGCTCAATGGGAAAGGCTCGCAACGGAGGAGGCCGCGTTAGCCGCCTCGCATAAGGAAGGCTTGGCCTACTCGGAACTTGCCGGAGTCATCGGTAGCCCGGAAGCGCCGGGCCGGCTGCAGGAGCTGACCACGATACTGGACGCGGTTCCACCAAACGTCGTCGGTTTGACGCGCGAAGGGCTGGTCGGGGTCCTCACGAAGGCCGCCGATGACTACGCCGAGCTCGCCAAAATTGATGGTCAGTTGGACGCACTTGTCCGCCAAGTCTCGTTTAAAGAACTATTCACAGCCGTTCTTCAATTGCAAGAAGGAGGCGCAGATCACTGCCCGGCGTGCGATACGCCCTTGCATGTCGCGGCCAGCAACCCTTTTGACAAGGCGTCGGCTGGGCTGAAAGATTTGGAGGGCCTTGGCAAGCTGCAGGATGAAAGAAAATCTGCGATAGACGGGCTGGCAGCCAGTTCACGCGATCTACGCGGCCAGTTATCCATCCTTTCAGGTTCATTGGTCGGCGAGTCAGAGCCAGCAAATGTCATCGCCTTCCTGGACGCGCTGCCTCCAGAGCCACGCGGCGCATGGTGGGCTCATCTTAGCGGCGACAGCGCGACGCCGGAAGGTCAAGCCACGCTTGAACAGTTGCTGCTGGCCGTGGATGCCATCGAGGCGCGTGACGTAGCTTCACGCCAAGCCCGCGAAGAGCGTGAAGCAAATATCGTGGAGCGAAACGAACTCATCGCGCTGAGCGCGTCGATGCAGGCGCAAGATGCCAAGAGACAGAAACTTGTCGATGACCTGATGGCAGCAGCCGGTCGCATTGCTGCCTTCGATGTGACAAATGCGGATCTAATCGTCGAAGTTGCTCAGGAAGCGCTCGACGTCGAACGCGATTCGCCCATCAAGGCCGCGTATGACAGGTTCCTAACGCTTCTGAAAAGCTACAAGAACCTACTGCCTGGTACGTTGATGGCAGGCATCAATGGAACCGCGATGGAGCTCTACAACGAGTTCAATGCAGGTGACCTCGACGATGACAAACTGTCCGCGCTCTCTTTACCGGAAACCGGCACCGGGAAGGTCTTTATCTCATTCAGGGGAAAGCCCGAGATCAGGGTTGACGCGCTGCACGTACTCAGTGAAGGCCATGTGCGCTGCCTCGGCTTAGCGATCTTGCTGGCGAAAGCAATCGCCATTCAGACCCCACTCGTTGTATTTGACGACGCCATCAACGCCATAGATCACGACCACCGCCGTGGGATCCGTGAAACCATTTTTGAGAACGACCGCTTCGGTCAGATGCAACTGCTCGTCACCTGTCATAGCAACGAATTCATCAAGGACATTCAGCAGCAGCTGCCCGCGGCCGATTGCAAAGTCTATCTTTTTCGCCGCCACAGCGGCGACTATCAGCCGCGAATCCGTGGAGACCTTCCTAGCCTCAACTACGTTGCCAAGGCAAGAGAGGCGCGAGATAGCCTTCAGAACCGCGATGCGCTGGCCGCCTCGAGGCAGGCGCTTGAGATGCTTTCCGAAAAGATTTGGAAGTGGCTTGCTAGCCACGAGCACGGCGAGATAAGTATTCAGCTTTCCCGCGTCGGTGGAGAACCTGGTCTCCGGAATCTTTGTGCCGCAATTCTGAAGAAGCTGAGAAGCCTCGCGACGTTCGATCACCCCAATAAGCCTATCCTGATCAATGCATTGGAGCGAATTCTCGGTATCCCCGCACCGAATTCGGTTTGGGTTGCATTGAACAAGGGGACGCATGAAGAGGCTGATCGTGACGACTTTGACGGGAACCTTGTCGAGGATGTGGTCGTTGCGCTTGAAGAAATGGCTCGGCTCGATCTACGTGATGGGCGCTAGTTGACGCCCACTGGAATCGCGCCCAAGAGCCGGCAACCTCCAACCAGGCAGCAAAGCGAGCGGGCCGCAGACAAGAAGGTTACAGACTAGGCCGCGATAAAAAGCTGCTCGCAGTTGGCAAGGACGTCAGCTCTGACCTTGTCCAACAACTTGCTCTTCGGCGATTCATACCCGATGTCCGCACTGTGCAGATTGCATCGAACGAGTTCCCCGCGTGTTTCGGCAATGAGCCAAAGACGGCCACCGCCATCATCATGGCGAACATAGCCCCACCGATTCAGAGTGTCATTCAATCGGGGCACATCGTTTGGGCCTCCGATAACCGCCGACGATCTTTTCAGCTGCCGGAACACTGAGATCGTCATCTTCTTTCCATCAAGGCGCAGTGCCTTGATCTGAATCGTCAGCTCGACCTGGTTAGCTCTGTTCGCATCCATGTTCGTTTTCCTTGCGCCATTCTGGCGAGTTAAAGAATATCTGAAGTTCGCCTGTACAACGCTTTAACCGGACGCGATGCGGCTACCCCACCAGAAATTCCACCAAGGGGCCTTGGTCGCCCGGTTAAACGCCAGTTAAAGTACTTTCCCGTGCCGGGTGGCACTCGCCGATGCAGGCTTAGGTCCTTTGCGGGTCCAAGTTGCTGATCCTGCCAGCCCCGTGCTAGTCTCAAACCGCGCATCCCCTACCCGAGGCCGACACATGTCGGCCTTATTCATTTGGGCCTTCGTTGCGACAGTTGCTCCACCAACCACGGAGCAACTGCATGTCCATCGCGAATCCGCCCCAGGGCGACACGTCGGCCGAGACGGCCAAGGGAATCACCGCCGCTGAAGCGGCGAGCCGGGTTCGGCGCATCGTCGTCGAAGTCGTCGAAGGCAAAGACCGCCAGGGCAACCCGACCAAGAGCGAGAAGATCCGCGAAATCCGCCTCGACCCGGCCGACGTGCTTTCGTACCGGGACTACGGCACGCATGTCGTCGTCGTGACCGTCGACGGCCAGAAGCTCACCGACGCGGAAGACTGATCGCAACATGACGATCAAGGTCATCCCGGCCGGCACCGGCTTCGAGCGGCTCACCGAGGCGGTCACGTCGGAGTACGGCCAGCTCATCGAGCTCGTGCGCCAGGCACTGCGCGCCAAGATTGCCAGCGTGCCGGGCAGCTCCGACTACTACGTCGACATTCGCGGCATCTGGTCCGAGCGCGTCGTGGCCAGCCTGAGGGGCCGGCTCTACGCCTATGCGTACACCGTCGCGGCCGACAACACCGTGACGGTGGGCGAAGGCCAGGAAGTGGTGGCCTCCTACCAGCCCGTGGCCGAGGCGGTGCGCGAGTCGGCCCAGGCGCAGCCGAGCGACGACACGGCCGTCTTCCGGGAAGCGGCCGATGGATCGATCGGCGTCACGATCATCCGGGCCGGCCGCAGCATCAACGGCAACTACTACCCCGACTCGACCTTGCGCGAAGCGGCGCCGCGCTTCGAGGGCGTGCGCGTCTTCGTCAAGAGCGACGAAGAGCACGAGAAGGGGCGCGGCAAGGCCGTCTCGCAGCTGATCGGCGGGATCTACAACGTGCGCTTCACCGAAGGCAAGGGCGTGGACTCCGGCGTGCTGACGGGCACCTTCAAACCGCTCGACCTCAAAGACCCGGCCGTCGTGAAGATGACCGAAGCCGTGAAGCGCGGCATGCAGAACCTGCTCGGCCTGTCCATCGACGCCGAGGCCCACACCAAGAAGCGCCGCCAAGGGCGCGAGACGCTGCGTGAGGCCACGCAGTTCGTCAAGGTGCACTCCGTCGACCTGATCGTCGAACCGGGCGCTGGCGGCGGCCTGGATCGTCTCACCGAAGCCGCCGCCATCGACTCATCCGAAACCAACGAAGGAAACGCAATGCCGCTCTGGAAGCAACGCATGCTGGAGGCCATCAAGGCCAAAGACCCGAAGAAGCACGCCATCATCGACGCCGAGAAGATCGGCGACGACGACCTGGTGAACCTGCACGAATCTGTGTGCGGCTCGCTCGTTCCCACCCCGGGCGCCGAGCGGGTGACCGAGGCGGCCCGAGGCGACGATGCCCCGGTCACGCGCTCCGAGCTGCAGATGCTGACCCTGCGCCAGCAGGCCGGCTCCAAGATCGCGGGCAGCAAGCTGCCGCAGATCGCCAAGGACAAGCTGGCCGGCCACTTCAACGGGCTGGAACGCTTCACCGAAGCCCAGGTCGACCAGGCCATCAAGGACGAAGGCGACTACCTGGCGCGTTTCACCGAGTCGGGCGCGGTGCGCGTGCCGGTGTTCGGCACGGGCAGCATCGAGGTCGGCGACCGCAGCGTCCAGGTCAAGGACATGCTGGACGCCTTCTTCGACAAGGAGCACAAGGATCACCGCAAGGTGCATTCGTTCCGCGAGTGCTATATCGAGATCACGGGCGACCGCCGCGTGACTGGCCAGATCGCCGACTGTGACATGAGCCGCCTGTCCGAGAGCCTGGGCATGATGCGCGAGTCGGTCTCCAGCACGACCTTCGCCGCTGCCCTGGGCGACAGCATCACGCGGCGCATGCAGGCCATCTACACGGGTCTGACCAACCTGGATGCCTGGCGGAAGGTTGCGGTGACCGGCACGGTGAACGACTTCCGCACCCAGGAGCGCATGCGCATCGGCGGCTACGGCAACCTGCCCGGCGTGGCGCAGGGCGCGGGCTACCAACCCCTGGCGACGCCGGGCGATGAGAAGGCGACCTACGCCGTCACGAAGCGCGGTGGCACCGAGGACGTGACGCTGGAGGCCATCAAGAACGACGACGTGCAGGCACTGCGCCGCATTCCGCTGGAACTGGCCCTGGCTGCGAAAAACACGCTCTACGAGTTCGTGTTCGACTTTTATCGTGGCAATCCGGTGATCTACGACGCGAAGGCGCTGTACCACGTCGACCACGGCAACCTCTTCACGGCCCCTTTGTCGGCCGCCGAGTTCGCCGCGCACCGCCTGGCGATGCTCAAGCAGACCCGTGCCGGCAGCGGCAAGCGTCTGGCCACGGCACCCGTGGCGCTCATGGTGCCGTTCGAGCTGCAGGAGCTGGCCTACGACCTCTTCGTGCGCAATCAGAACCTGGACAAGACCTTCGTCCAGTCGATCAACCCCGAAGTGATCCCGGTGAGCTACTGGACCGACGGCAATGACTGGGTGACCACGGGCGACCAGAACATCCTGCCGGCGCTGCAGATCGACTTCCTGGACGGTCGGGAAGAGCCGGAGCTGTTCGTGCAGGACATGCCGAACGTCGGCTCCATGTTCTCCAACGACAAGACCACCTACAAGATCCGCCACATTTACGGCGGCGGCATCCTGGTCGACGGCTTCAAGGCCACGACCAAGGCGGTGGTGCCCGCATAACGGAGCGCGTGGGGCGAGGGGTGGCCCCCCTTAAAAAGCCCGGCCCGCCTCGCAAGAGGCGGGTTTGTAGAGCCTCCAGACGGTGGCTCCACAAACCTGACCCGTCGACTCCCCTCAACCGCGAACCACCCACATGGCCCTGGCCGATTTTCAGCAGCTCGTGAAGCGCATGGTGCCCGAGGACGGCGAAACGCTCACCGAGTCCGACCGTGACGCTGCCATCGGCCTGGCCGTGCTGCGCTATGGCACCGACGCGCCGCGCACCCTGGTGCGGGACACGGCCTGGCTCCTGGCCGGCTTTCTCGGGCCGCTGCCTCCCGACTGGGTCGATGGCAGTGCGCTGCGCTCGGCCGAATACCCCATTGGCCGCAATCCTGCCTCCCTGGTCGAGATGGCGCTCTATGCAGACGAAGGTGGCACCCTCCTGGTCGTGCAAGACATGGAGCTGCCGGCCGGCGCGCAGGTGCGTGTCACCTTCGGCGCGCCACACCGCCTCGACGAGACCGAGGACACCATCCCGCTGCAGCACCGCGAGGCCGTGGCCAGCTACGCCGCGCACTCGCTCTGCCGCCAGCTCTCGGTGCGCTACAGCGGCGAGCGCGAAACGTCTATCAACGCCGATGGCAGCAACACCGAGAGCCGCGCCCGCAACTACGCGGCACGGGCCAAGGAATTCCGGTCGGCCTACTTCGTGGGCATCGGCCAGGTCGATCCTTATGCCGCTGGCGCACGCACGGCCAGCAGCGGCGTGACCGCCGCATCGAGCACCGCGGCTTGGCCAGGGCGCTTGCGCTACGGCCTGACGCGCTGGGGTCGCCCGTGAGCACGTTGACGATCAGCGCATCCGGTCTGGCTGCCATCCAGCGCGGCCTGGTCGAAGCACCAGACGCGACCCGGCGCGAACTGCTTTCGACCATGACTCAGGCCACACTGCTTGTGGAGCGCGAGGTCAAGGAAGGCATCCCACGCGGTGCCACCGGCCTCACGGCCGCGAGCGTGTCGAGCGATGCCTTCAGCACGCCTGCGGGCGTCCTGGGCGTAGTGGGCAGCTCGCAGGCCTCGGCCTCGTTCGTCGAGCTGGGCACCAAGCCGCATATGCCGCCCGTGGCGGCGCTCGTGCCCTGGGTGCGGGCAGTGCTGGGCGTTGAGGCCAAGCGTGCGCCCAGCGTGGCCTTCCTGATTGCTCGCAAGATCGCCCGCAAGGGCACCACGGCCCAGCGACCGTTCGCGCTGGCCCTGGCCCGCACCGAGGGCCAGGTGCTGCGGTTGTTCGAAGGTGCTGCCGGCCGCATTGCCGCCCACCTGGCAGGAGGTACCGCATGAGCCGCCTCGACCTGGTACGCGCCGCGATCTTCCAGACCTTGAGCACGGTGCTCGAGATCGGCAAGGTCCACGACCGCGAGCGCTACTTGCGCGAGGAGCAGAAGTTCCGCGCCCTTTACATCCACACACTGCCGGACGGTCGCCTCCAACTGAGGGGCTGGTGGTTCCGGCGCACGGCCACCGAGGAACGCAGCATCAACATCGCCCGTACCGTCAACGTCGACACCTGGGCGGTGCGCGGCTACATGGCCCTCGACGACGACGCCGGCTCCGAGCTGGTGTTCGACGGCCTGATCGAGGCCTTCCGCGATGCGGTGCGCCTGGACCCCACTTTTGGTGGTGTCTGCACGCAGGGACCGCTCGGCGATGGCGACAACACGGACGGCGTGCAGGTCGTCGATACCGGCCCCGTCACATTCTGCGGCGTGCTTTGCCACAGCGCGCTGCTGCAACTCAGAACCTGGAGCTACCTGTGAAGAACCCCAAGTCCCCCGACCAAGACATCCTCACGGCCAGCGCCGCTCCCGCACCGGCCGAGCCGCCCATTCCCGACGAACACGCGGGCAAGGGTGGGATGTACCAGATCGTCGACGGCCGCCGCGTCCTGGTCGACCGCACCGAAGACCCGGCGAAGACCACGCCCACGGCTCCCAAGGCCGACTGACCTTTAACCCAACGGAGAAGCCGACATGGCAAAACTCATGCGCAAGATGGCCATCCTGGCCAAAGTGGAGACGGTGCGCGGCACCGACCCGATCCCGACCGGTGCAGCCAACGCCATGCTGGTCAGCGAGGTGACCCTCACGCCCATCGAGGGCGACGTGGTCCAGCGCGACAACATCAAGCCCTACTTCGGCTCGGCCGGCTCGGTGCTGGTCACGCAGTACAGCAAGGTCGCCTTCTCCATTGAAATGGCCGGCGTGGGCGTCGCGGGCGATGTCCCGGCCTATGCGCCGCTGATGCGCGGCTGTGCCATGAGCGTGACGACAGCTGCGGGCGTGAGCACCACGTTCGCTCCGGTCAGCGACGCCATTGAGTCGCTGACGATCTACGGCAACATCGACGGCATCGTCCACAAGATGACGGACGCACACGGTACCGTCAAAGCCGCAGTGGATGCCAAAGGCATTCCGAAGTGGCAGTTCGAATTCACAGGTCTCTTCTCGCCTGCAGCCGATGCGGCATTGCCGGTGGCCGACTATTCGAAGTACCTTGCGCCGCTGGGCGTGAACAAGGCCAACTCGACGTTGACGCTTGACGGTCTCGGTCTCGCGGCCGCCAGCTTCGCCTTTGATGTGGGCAACACCGTCGTCAAGCGCGACTTGATGACCGTCGACTCGGTGGAGATCACCGGCCGCGTGTCGACGGGCTCGGTGACTTTCGAGAACACAAGCGTGGCGGTCAAGGACTGGATCGGCATGGCGCGGTCCAGCGCCATCGTCGCGATGGCACTCAAGCATGGCGTCGGCGCGACCAACATCGTCGAGATCAAGTCGACACGCGCTCAGATCGGCAAGCCCACGTACAGCGACAGCGACGGTGTGCAGATGGTCACCGTCCCGCTGGAGTTCTTGCCCAGCAACACCGGCAACGACGAATGGTCCATCGTCGTCCGCTAACTCTCACCAGGCCGCCACAGAGAAATCGATATGCCCCAGAAGCTTAAGCTCGCCGTCAAACCCACCTTTCAGGCGCCTGTGATCATGCGCGTGCCCGGCGACGGGCAGGTCGAGGAAGTTCACTTCACTGCCTCGTTCAAGCGTCTGTCGAAGACCGCGAACGACGCCCTTCAGGTCAAGCTCGACGCGAAGACGATCCGCGACAAAGAGCTGCTCGACCAGGTCCTGGATGGGTGGGATGGTCTGCTCGCCGAAGACGGAACGCCGTTCGCCTGCACCCCGGAGAACCGCGCGGCGGCTGTCGAGGACTGGATGACTTTCGAGGCCGTGCTTGTCTACAGCTACTTCGAGCACGCCTATCCTGCTGCCGTAAAAAACTGAGAGGCGCCGCGCGATTCGTGCTCGGCGCCGAAACCAGCATCCACGACGAAATCGACGATGATCTACGGGCGCAATGCGCGCCACTGGGCATCGACCCCGTCCAGCTCGTCTCGCAGATCGCCAAGGAAGGCGGACCACCGCCCTTCGAGCTGTGGCCGGAGCACCTGGATGCCTACGAGGTGTTCTTCGCATGTCGCCGGCAATGGCGCGTCGAGGTGGGCATGGGTGGGGCGTACTTCCAGGGGCTGGACTTCAGTGCGGTCGACGTGGTCATGAAGCACCTCGGCATCCCGCGAAAGCGGCAGCGCGAGGTGTTTCTCCAAGTCCAGGTGATGGAGGACGAAGGCGTGAAGGTGCTCAATGCCTGACGTCATGGTTGACCGCTGCCGTGCCGCCGTGCTAACTTGGCGCCGCACCCATCACCCCGAGGCCGACACATGTCGGCCTTATTTTTTTGTCGCTCGCCACCGACCATGCTGCGATGGCAGCAGAGCGGCAAATCAATATTCGCATGGCGGTAGACGCTGCGTCGGTGACGACGCAGGTTCCCCAGGCCACACGCGAGTTCGACCGGTTCGCGTCGGCGACTGAAGATGCCGCACGGCGCGGCTCGCGCAGCGTCAACCAGGTCAGCCTGTCCTTGCGCGAGCTGGTGACGAATGCGGCCGGACTGACCATCGTGGCCAGTGCGGTGCGCGCTGTGACCGATGCGATCATCGCACTGCCACGGCAAGGCTTCAACTTCACCCGCGACGTTGAGGTTGCGCAGATGGGGATGGCCGGCATCCTCGGCTCGATGACCGCCGTCAACGGCCAGCAGACCTCGTTCCACCAAGGCTTGGCGATCTCTTCGGACATGATCCGAAAACTCAACGACGACGCGCTGCGCACCGCCGCCACCAGCCAGGAACTGGTCACCGTGTTCCAGGCCTTGCTTGCGCCTGGTCTCGCCGCTCGTATGTCGCTCGATGAGGTGCGACAGCTCACGGTTATCGGCACTAATGCGGTCAAGTCGATGGGGCTGCAGGCGAATCAGGTCGTGCAGGAGCTGCGTGACCTGGTCGCTGGCGGCATCACGCCGGCCAGCTCGACGCTGGCCACGGCACTCGGCCTGAAGGATTCCGACATTGCCAAGGCCGGAGCATCGAGCGAGGGCCTGTTCGCTTTCCTCATGGCACGGCTCAACGGCTTCGAGACATCTTCCCAAGCCTTCGGCGACACGCTGAAGGGGAAGTTTGACCAATTGCAGGAAGGTGCGACGCGCGTTGCGGCGGAGGGAATGGAACCGCTCACCGCTGCAATCAAGCAGGCAGTCGGCGAAACGTCCAACCTGTTCGTAACCTTTGACCAGGCTGGCAAAGCCCAGCTCAACCCCCAGCTCGTCGCGGGCATCCGCGACTACGCCGAGGGAGCCGCCACGGCACTGCGTGTTGGCCGCGACGTTGTCACTGGCCTCTGGGAGCACCGCGAAGCGATCACGACACTCGCAGCCGCGTATGTGGCATTCCGCATTGGCCAGTGGGGTTCGGAAGCCGTCAGAGCGGTCCGGGCCCAGCTCGACCTGGCGCAGGCTTCGCGCCTTGCGCGGGTCGAAGCCGCTGCACAAGCGGTGGCCAACACCGAAGTTGCGCTGACGTCCCGGCAGAAGGTCGCGGCGTTGCTGGCCGAGATGCAGGCGCGACAGGCGATGTCCCAAGCGGAGGCCGCTGCGGCGGCTGCGCAACTCTCCCAGTTGGCTAGTACGACTGAAGCGATTGCGCTGTCTCGCGCAGAGACCTTGACCAAGATGGAGGCGGCGCGCGCAACGATGGTGCAGGCCGAGGTCCAGATCCAAGCCGCCCGTGCGGCGGGCGCGCAAAGCTTCGCCTTGGCCGCTGTAAGGGAAGCCACAGCGACACTGACCGCTGCGCAGACTCGGCACGCTGCACTCATGAGCGAACTGGCCTTGTTGGGGCAGCAACAAGCCCGCGTTCAGGCTTCGGTGGCCGCTGCGACTGCCGCCCAGACGGCGGCCACAACAGCCGCGACAGCGGCGACGGCGGGGCTATCCGCAGCGACTGGAGCTGCATCGATGGCTTCGCGCGGCTTTGGCGCAGTGGTGGGTGCACTCGGCGGTCCCGTGGGAATTGCCATCCTCGCGGTGTCTGGCCTGGCCATGTGGCTCTACAAGCTCAAGAGTGCTGCAGACGATGCAGCGAAGGCCGGCATGCAGATCAAGCGCGCCGAACAGGTCGCCGCTGCGGGTGGGCGGCCTGAGGACCGCGACATTGTTCCACTGCGCGGCCAGATCGAAGAACTCAAGAATCGCCGCGACGAACTGATCGCTGCAGGCAAGACTCAGGAGTCGCCGCGCTCGTTGACCGTCAGCGGCATGAACCAGGTCATCGCGGAAAAAGTGCAGCAGCTCGAACGCCTTGTTAAAGCCAGTCAGCGCACCGAAGAGACGAACAAGAATCTGACGCTCACGCTCTCCGGCACCGAACAGGCCTGGAGCAAGGCCAACGAAGGTGTGAAGACCGCCTCTGCCGCCCAGGAGGAGTACAGGCAGAAGCTGCAGGCCTCGCGCTCCGCATTCGCCGAATACAAGGCGATGCTGGAGAAGACCAACGCCAGCCCGGACACGATCAAGACGGCCGCGGCCCGCCAAGCCGAGAACGAAGCCGCGATGGCCAAGTCGCGCGACCAGCAGCTCAAGGCTCTCGCCGGCACGGGCGGCGTCACGGGAGCACGTGCCGAGCGGCGCGACATCGACGCCCGCGTCGAAGGCATCCGCGAGGGCTACAAGCTCATGGCGCTGAAGACCGCCGACGGCATGGACGCGATCGACAGCTTGCACAAACAGGAACTGCTCGGCGACTATGCCACCGTGCAGCGACGTCGCGACCTGCAACTAGAGGATCTGACCAACCGCGAGCAGGCCCTGGGCCGCGAGCTGGAGCTGATCCGCACGAAGAAGGATTCGGCCAAGGAACAGCAGACGCTGGAGGGGCAGCTTCGGGAAGCGCAGCAGCAGCGAGTCAACATCGAAGCCAAGGCCGGCCGAGATCTCCAAGAGCTGACCGTCGCACCGCAGATCGCGTTCATGAAGGCCACGCGCGACGCCACCCAAGCGGTTCATGAGCAGGCTAGCGCCCAGGAGGCGCAGAACGCTGTGCACGGCAAGGGCAAGGCCGCGCTCATGGATCTGAGCATCGCGCAGCTGGAACGCCAGCGTCTGGATCTGGAAGCTACCGACAGCGTCATTCCGGGTTACATCGACGCCCTGGAACGGCGCATCTCGGCCGAGAAGCGCCTGCGCGCGGCCACGGGCACATCGGAAGGCCTGGACGCGGCAGACAAGGACAAGAAGAAGCGCGAAGACGAAGCGAGGAAGACCTCCGAGGACATTCGTTCCGTGTTCCGCGATGGCATCGTCAGCGCCCTGGATGGCGGCGAAGACGCGATTGCCAGCATTGGCAAGTCGCTGAAGAAGACCATCGTCACGTCGATGGCGGACGCCTTCTATGACGCAACCTTGAAGCAGGCTGTCGATGGGTTTGCCCACTGGATCGGTGCAGCTCTCAAGGGCCAACTTTCGGGCAGCGGCTCCGCCAGTTCCACCAGTTCTGGCGGTGGATGGTTCGGCACGTTGGTCGACGCCGTGGCCGGCATCTTCGGCGGCGCTAAGGCGAGTGCCAAGGGCAACGTCTTCGCTGGGCCTGGTCTGAGCGCCTATTCGAGCACCCTGGTCGACAAGCCGACCTTCTTCCCGTTCGCCAAGGGCGGCATCGGCCTCATGGGCGAGGCCGGTACTGAGGGCATCTTCCCGCTCAAGCGCGATGGCCAGGGCCGCCTGGGCGTGATCGCGCAAGGCGGAACCGGTGCGCCTGGCGCCCTGCATTTCTCGCCCACCAACGTCTTCAACATCGATTCGCGCACCGACAGAGGCGCGATCCTGGCTGACTTCGGCCAGGTACTGCAGGCCAACAACGAAAGCCAGATGGAACAGCTCAAGCGGCTGAAGGTTGCCCCCCCATGAGCATCATTGACCTTCCCACGAGTCTCGCGGTCCAACGTCAAGACTTCGGCATCCGCACCTTCGATCTGACCTTCGCCAATGGCGACACCGGCTCGTCACAAGTTGCGGTGCTTGCGCCGCCACGCCGGACATGCGCACTCGTGAGCGAGGATCGGATTCCCGTTCTCGCTCAGGCCGCAGTGTGGCGCGCACTGATGCATGCGATGGACGGTCAGGTCAACGTCCTGGCCGTCAGCGACCTGCTGCAGCCCGCCCCGCGGGGAACGGCTCGTGGCGCATGGACCGCCGCTGCAGCCGCTGCAGGTGCGGCTTCCCTCACGATCAACATGGGTGCCGCCCAGGCCGGCAAGACCCTGCTGCAGGGCGATTGGATCGGCGTCAACCAGACATCGATCCAACGCCAGCTGCTGCACGTCCAGGCGGACGCCGTAGCAAACGCTGCTGGCCAGATCATGGTGCAGTTCAAGCCCGGGCTGCGCGTGGCAGTCGCCGCCGCGAGCGCAGTCGTGTGGGATCGACCAACTTGCCTCATGCGCAAGACCGATTCGCAGAGCAAATGGTCGTCGAGTTCGCGCACTCAGGGCGGCTTCTCGCTCGACCTCATGGAGTCCTGGGAATGACGATCCTCACCAATTCCGGCTTTGATGCGGCTGCGCGTTCACCCGCATACGGCGCGCTCGCGCTGGTGGAACTGCAGCTGCGCCCGGGCACTGCCCGCTATACCAACTGGCCGCTGACGGTCGACGCGATGGGCCAGAGCTGGCAAGGCGTCGGCAATCTAGGTTCCATCGGCCAGTTGCACGAAAGCGAGGATGGTGCGGCCGAGAAAATGACGTTGACCCTGTCCCCCGTGGATATCGGTACCCGGGCCTTGGCCCTGGGCAACCCGGCCGACTACCAGGACCGTTCCGTGCGCGTTTGGCTCGCGCTGCTCGATGCCAATTCGCTGCAGCTCAACGGCGCGCCGGTACTGCGCTTCGCGGGCGTGATGGACCAGCTCAAGATCGAGCGCGATGGCGGCAAGGCCACGATCAAGATGGAATGCCGCACGGCCTCCTACGACGTGCGCAGCAATCCCTCTGCGCTACGGATGAACCACGCGCAGCACCAGGCGCGCCACCCCGGCGAGCGCGGCTTCGAGTACCTGACCTCGATCATTGGCAATCCGGCCGTGTGGGTCAGCAAGTGGCTGGAAGCCAACCTGCGACACATCGCCGCGATCAGGGCAGCGCAAGGACGATGAAGCCCGATCTCGACGCCTTCATCGACGCGCGCCGCACGGTGCCCTTCGCGTACTTCAGCCATGACTGCGCCCACATCGCAGCCGATTGGGTGCGGGAGAACACCGGCCGCGATGTCCTTGCGGATCTGCGCGTTGACGGCGGTCCGCTGGCCAGGCAGAACCTGCTGGCTGCGCTGCGCACCGTGCGTGCCGCTGGCGGCATCCTTCAGGCCGGCATGCAGCGCCTCGGACCCTGTCTGCCAAGCTTGATGGCTCAGCGCGGCGACGTTGTGCTGGCGTTGAGCGGCCGGAAGATCGGCATCGTCTCGGGTTACAGCTACGGGATCTGCACGGGCGCCCACATCGTCTGTCCAGGCAATGACCGCCTGGAGTTCCTGCCTTTGTCGGATGGAGTCGCTGCATGGCGCGTTTGATTCGCTCCGCGCTCCTGCTGGTCCTGTTCGGCACGCTGCCGCTGGCGGCCAGTGCCGAGCCGATCACCGCGATCATCAGCGCCATCGGCTCGGCCATCGGTGCGGCGGGCGTGGGCACCCTGGTCAGCTGGGCGGTGGTCGCATACAGCGTCGTCTCCAGCATCTACGGCTCGGTCCAGGCGAAGAAGCAGGCCCGTGCCGCCGCCGAGCGCAAGTTTCAGCAGGACGTGGCCAACCTGCAGGACCGGACCACCACCATCGTGGCGTCCGACGATTCCTGGCCGGTGGTCTATGGCCAGCCAGCGCCCATCGGCGGATCCGTCAAGGCCGTGATCACCAGCGGGGACAAGGCCCAGTACAAGCACATCGTCCTGGTGCTGGCTGCGCACGAGTGCGAGGCCATCGACGACGTGCTGATCGACGGCGAGAGTCTCCAGCTCAACGGATACGGGTCGTCGCAGCACCCGGCCTACCAGTTGGAGTACGGCCTTCCTCGCGACATCACGTATCCATTCGAGGTCAAGGCGTTCGACGTTTTCAACAGCGAGGGAAGCCAGACCGACACCATCTATGCGGCCGTGGTGAACACCAGCGCTGACGGGCAGTTTTACAGCCCGCAGATCGTCTCGATAAAGAACAGCAACGGCGCAGACGTGGCGCTCACGCTGGGCAACCGCCTCTCCGTGCCCAGCCAGATCGGCAACGTTGGGTTCGTTCTGATGGGCGGCCAGTCGCATCTGGGCCTGACCGGGAATGTGACGATCCGGGTCGACGGCCCGGGCAGCGCTGTGCACGTCAGCAAGCACCTCTCTCGCGGCGGCGTGGACTTTGCTGACCCGATCTTGATGGGTGCGCAGCCGAACCTCTGGACGGCGAACCACAAGCTGACCGGGTTCACCTACCTTGTCATCACCATCAACCTGCTGCTGGAGCGCTTTCAGGGCGGCATGCCAACCTTCACGGCACGGGTGCGGGGCAAGCGGGTCTATGACCCGCGCACGGGCCAGACGGCCTACAGCCGCAACCCAGCCCTGTGCCTGGCCGACTTCCTGCGCTCTGAGACGGGCTACCTGGCCAAGCTCGAACAGATTGAACCGAATGCGCTGGTCGCTGCGGCGAATGCCTGCGACCAGGTCGTCTACGGCGCGGGCGCCTGGAACGACCGCGAGACCTTCGGCAACGACATCCGCCTGTACGTCTGCGACGGCATGTTCCGCTCGGACCAGGACCGCGACACGACACGCCAGCAACTCGAAGATGCGATGGCCGGTTACAGCCTGGAATCGGGCGGAGTCTGGCGCATCTTGGCCGGTGCATGGAGCACGCCGGTCCTGTCGCTGACCGACGCTGATCTGCTGGGTCCGACGTCCGTGGTGCAGACCTGTAACCCCGGTACCGCCCGCTACAACGGCTCACGCGGCATCTACGTCAACCAAGGGCGCAACGGTGTCGCCGAGGACATGTCGCCCTACGTCAACGCGGTATTCCGCGCGGCCGACGAAAAGGACAAGTGGCTCGACATCGCCTTGTCGTTCACCGCCTCGCATGCGCGCTGCCACCAACTGGCCCGCACGCTGGTCGAGCAGAGCCGTGGCGGCCTGATCCTGCAGATCAGCCCCAAGATGCTGGCCTGGCACCTGCAGCCCGGCGACCGGATCACGCTCTCCAGCGCGCTCTACGGTTTCGCCAACAAGCGCTTCCGGGTGCAGGACTGGACCTATGTCCAGAACTCGCCGCTGTCGCTGCAGATCATCGAAGACGAGCCGAGCTTCTACGACGCGGCCGACGAGGTGCAGGCCGACCCTGCGCCCAACACGAACCTCCCCAGCCCATTCCTGGTACCGGATGCACCCTTCGACGTGGCGGTGCGCTCGGGCGTCGAAGAAATCGTCGTCCAGGGCGGCACGGCCGTGGTGCGCGTGCACGTCACCTGGGGCCTGTCGAACTCGCCCGCCGTTCGCATGGGCGGCACCGTGCGTGTGCAATACCGCACCGTGGTGCCCGTGGGCGAGTGGCAGACAATGGACCTGCCTGGCGGCGCCGTGGAGGCCTACATCCTGGGCCTGGCCGTGCGCGACGAGTACCAGGTGCGCGTGCGCTTCCAGACCGCCTACGTGTCTAGCAATTGGGTCACGGTGACGCACACGGTCACCGGCCAGGGCGAGCACCCCGAGGACGTCGCCGGCCTCTCGCTGGCGATCACGCCTGCCGGCATCGTGGCCAGCTGGCAGCAGCCGACCGGCCTGGCGCTGCTCGACTGGAACACGACCAGCTTGCGCATCGGGGCCACCTGGGAGCTCGCCAACGAGGTTTTCTCGGGCAAGGCCACCAGTGCCTCCCTGGGATGGCTGCAGGCCGGCACGGTGCGTGTCTGGGCCACCCACAGCAACACGTCGAACGAATGGTCGGTGCCGGTCTCGGCCACCATCGACATCCTGGCGCCCTCGCAGCCGGTGGTCTCCGGCGCGGTGTGGCGCAACGAGGTCGAGCTGGCCTGGCAGGACTGCAGGACCACGCAGCCGCTCTCGTTCTACCTGGTGAGCCGTGGACCCACACTGGCCGAATCGATGGAGATCGCGCGGCCGACCGACCGGCAGCTCACCCGCACCGAAGAGACGGGCAGCTACCTGTACTGGGTGCGCGCCGTCGACGCAGGCGGCAATGCCAGTGCGCCGGGCTATGTGCAGCTCACGGTGCTGCCGGGCATCGACGAGGCGCTGGCGGAGCTGGAACAGGGCCTCAACGAACAGGTCGATCAGCTCAAGCAGGTTGACCAGGCGACGGGCGTGGCCCTTGCCCAGGAGGTCCAGGATCGCGTGGCGGCCCTGGCGGCCGAAACGCAGGCCCGCATCACGGCGATCAACGCCGAGGCGGCCACGCGCTCGGCCGCTCTGGTGTCTGAGGCGCAGTCCCGGACCCAGCAGATCACCCAGGTCACGAACGCGATCACCGCCGAGGCAACGGCCCGTGCAGAGGCCGACCTGGTCGAGACCACCGCCCGCATCGCAGCCGTGTCCCAGGAGGCGACCGACCGCCAGGCGGCCGTAGCAGCCGAGGCGACCACGCGGGCCAATGCGATCACCGCCGAAGCCAACACGCGCGCGGCAGCGCTCCTGGCAGAGACCAACAACCGGACCGCCGCGATCACGGCAGAGGCCACGACGCGCCAGCAGGCCGACGAGGCGCTGTCGTCGCAGCTCACCACGCTGAATGCGTCCCTGGGTGCCACCAACGCGGCCCTGCAGACCGAGGCGACCGCCCGGGCCACGGCGGATCAGGCAGAGGCAACGACGCGGCAGCAGCTGGCCACGCAGCTGCAGGCGGCCGACGCGACGCTGACCGCAGCCGTGGCCAACGAAGCAACGGCGCGGAGCACCGCCGATGCGGCCGAGGCGCGCAGCCGCGAGTCGCTCACGGCCGCGCTGGTCGGCACCAAGGATGTCGCGGCGGATCTCTCCTACGTCGATGGCCCCTCGCTCAAGCTCAGTTTCACGGGGGAGAACTACCGTGTCTGGGAAGCGTTGACGCTGACCCACCTGGGCAGCGGCCTGATCGCCGAAGAGCGCCAGGCGCGGATCACGTCCGACGCGGCCGAGGTGTCGGCCCGCGAGACTTTGCAGGCCCAGATGACGGGCGGCTACACCGGCTCGGACCTGTCGCAGGTCGTGAGCGGCCTGATTTACCAGGAGCGCACTGCGCGCGCCACGAGCGATGAAGCACTGGCCCAGCAGATCACGCTGATCTCGGCTGGCGTGGGCGAGCAGTTTGATCCGGCCAAGATCTGGTACTTCGATTCCGGCCTCGAGGCCTGGACCGGCAACGGCGCGCCCACGGCGGCGGCAGGTTGGCTGCGGCCGGCGAACCATGCGACCGACCCCTACGCGGTGTCGCCGGTCGGCGTGGCGGCGAATGGCTCCACCTACAGCCAGGTGCGGCTGCGCATCCGCAAGGTTGGCGCGCCGGTGTGGGCTGGCACCATCTTCTGGCGCGCGGCGGCCGATGCAAGTTTCGCGGTAGGTCGCAGCACGGCCATGACCGAGCCGACCTACGACGGCGCGGGCATCGGCATGGTGACCGTCAACCCAGGCTGGGCCGTCGACGTCGACCAGATCCGCATCGATCTGTCGACGGCGCAGACGGCCACGGACTACTTCGAGGTGGATTGGCTCGCCATCGGCCGCCCATCGCCGGGCGCATCCAATGCCGCGCTGTCTGCCGAGATCGCCGCACGCGCGAACGCCGACTCGGCCGAGACCACGGCGCGGGAGAGCTTGGCCACGCAGTTGCGCGGTAGCTACGCCGGCAGCGATGTGGCGGGTCTGACCTCCGGTCTGCTGGCGTCCGAGCGCAATGCGCGTGTGACTGCCGACGCAGCGGAAGTCACGGCGCGGCAGCAGCTGGCCGCGACGGTGGCCACCAACAAGACGAACTCGGATGCGGCCTTGCTGACCGAGGCGACTACCCGCGCCGAGGCGGACGCCGCCGAGGTGACAGCACGCCAGGCCTTGGCCGCCACGGTGGCGAACAACCAGGCCACTCTCAATGCCGCCTTGACGGCCGAGCAGACCGCGCGGGCGAATGCCGATGCTGCCGAGGTGACCGCCCGCGAGACGCTGCAGACGCAGATGCGTGGCACCTATGCTGGCACCGATGTGGCCGCTGTAACCTCGGGCTTGATTTACAGCGAGCGCCAGGCGCGGATCACGGCCGACAACGCCGAGATCACGGCCCGCGCGGCGCTGGCCGCGACGGTCACTAATAACAAGACCGCCTCCGACGCGGCGCTGGTCAACGAGCGGACCCTGCGCGTGAATGGCGACACCGCCAACGCGAACGCTATCACCGCGCTGCAGGCGACCGTCACCAACAACGCGACCACGGGCGCTGCGGCGCTGCAGACCGAAGCGACGGCACGGGCAACGGCCGACAGTGCCGAAGCGCTGCAGCGACAGGGCCTGTCGGTGGCCTTGACGGGCGTACCGGACACCTCGGGCAGCCTGGACACGGTCATCGGTCAATCGTTGGACCTCAACTTCGTTGCCAAACAATTCAAGGTCTGGGAGAAGCCCACCGGCCCCACGCTGACCAGCGGGCTGATCTACGAGGAGCGCCAGGCGCGTATCACGGCCGACACCGCCGAGGTGACCGCTCGCCAGGCGCTGGAAGCCGTCGTCAACGCGAACAAGGCCCAGGCCACGGCCGCACTCACCACAGAGCAGACCGCCCGCGCCAGTGCCGACGCTGCCGAAGTGACGGCGCGGGAGACCTTCCAGACGCAGATGCGTGGCACCTACGCTGGCACCGACATCGCCTCCGTCACTTCGGGGCTGATGTACAGCGAGCGCCAGGCGCGAATCACTGCCGACGCGGCCGAGGTCACAGCAAGGCAGCAGCTGGCGGCCACGGTGGCCGGCAACAAGACCGCCGTCGATGCCGCGATGGCGACGGAGCAGACCGCTCGCGCCAATGCCGACACCGCCGAGGTGACGGCACGCCAAACGCTCTCGTCGAAGATCCTGGGCGTCACCGACCCGACAAGCGCGACGCTCGCCAATCTGACCAGCGGCATCCTGTTCGAAGAGCGCCAGGCGCGGACCACGGCGGACACCGCCGAAGTCACCGCGCGGCAGCAACTGGCCGCGACGGTCACGAGCAATCACACGACGCTGAATGCGGCGATCACTGCTGAGCAGACGGCCCGGGCCACGGCGGACACGGTCAACGCCAACGCGATCAATGCTGTGAGCGCCACCGTGGCCGGCCACACGGCCTCGATCTCCACCACCAGCACGGCCCTGGCCACGCTGGACGGCAAGGTGAAATCGACCTGGCGGCTGAACGTGCAGGCCGATGGCCACATCGCGGGAATGATCCTGGAAAGCAACGGCAGCACGTCGAGCATGGTGATCCTGGTCGACAAGTTCGCCATCGCCCAGAGCGGGACGGGCGGAGCGGTCAAGTACCCGTTCATCGTGGGGAGCATCGACGGGGTCAGCTCCATCGGCGTGAACGGCAACATGTTCATCGACGGCTCCATCAAGGCGCGGTCGCTGGACGTCGAGAACCTGTCGGCAACCATCTCGAAGCTGAACTACATAGACGCCGGGCAGATCGCGATCCACGGGAACATGGCCGGCAACGACTGGGGCTTCATCCGAAGCGCAGGAAAGTGGCGCGACGACAACTGGGGCTGGATCTTCGCGCAGCACCCTGACGGCAGCATGTTCGTCGACATGAACCTCAACGGCTGCGGCATCGTGATGCAACACGCGGCCAACCAGTTCGCCAACTTCCACATGTGGGGTCCGGGGTTCGACCTCAGCAACGGCGGCTTGACGATCAACCAGATCGACGTGATCGGCGCGCTCAATATTCGCGGCCGTTCTGTCACGGTGCCGACTGCGCGTTCAGAGGGCGGCCCGACGACCATCATCACCCACGAGGTGCCCAACAACAACGGGCAGTGGGTCACGACCTACATCACCGCCTCGACGTTCATTCCTGCGGGCGCAGGCGGCGGCGCGGGCGGCTTCCTGCAAATCCAGGTCGACGGCGCCGCGCGGTGGATTGGCGGCGGTCTCCCGGGCTCCACGGTCACCGGCACGGTTGTTTTGGACCTCTCGCCTGGTCGCCACAGCGTTGCTGCCATCGGCACGTTCGCTGGTTCGAACACATCCATCTTCGCGTTGAGCTGCCAACGCTGATCAGAAAGAAACCATGCCCGATTACACCGCTTTCGACAGACTGACCGGCCGCGTGATCGCCCGCGGCACTGCGCCCTCCGAGGCTAGCTGCCTCGCCCAGTCGGCCGGCAATCACGAGTGCATCCTGATCGGCACCGTCCCCGATGGGCACTACGTCGACGTGGCCACGCAGCAGCCGGTCGCAATGGGCGCGCAGCCGAGCGTGCACCACGTCTTCGACTGGGACTCGCATGCCTGGATCGACCCACGCACGATGGACGACCGGCGCAAAAACTTGCGCGACAGGGTGACGGCGCGCCGCTGGGAGATCGAAACGAGCGGCATCACGCTGGCAAGCGGCGTTCGGGTTCTTACGGCGAAGTCCGACCAGAACCGAGTCACCTCGGTGATCGTCAATGCCACGGCCGCTGGCATCGAGTTTGTGGACTTCAAAGCCGACAGCGGGTGGGTGCTGTTGAGCGTCGACGAGCTCAAGGCTTTGGCGAGGGGGATTGCTCTGCACGTTCAGGCTTGCTTCAGCGCGGAGCGCGTCCACCACGCCGCCATCGATCTTCTGGCTACCGAGGCGGACACGGACGCCTACGACATTGAGGCCGGTTGGCCGACCACCGATTTCACGCAGACCCAGCCATGACCACCACACTCACCCCCAAGACATTCGCTGAGCTGTTAACCGCCAGTGGCGGCGCCAACGGTACGGTCGTCGACGTGGCCGGCAATATTGTCGGGATGTCCGCGCCGGCATTCGACTATCACCCTGTCACGCACGAGCCAATCGGACTTCGGTTGAGGGGCACGGCTAGGACCAACCTCATCAAGCACAGTTCAGACCTCACCCAGGCTGCGTGGGCGATTGGAGGGTCGAGCCCGACCACCATCAACGCCAACGCATACCTTGCGCCGGATGGCTCGATGACCGGCGACGAACTCATTCGGGGTGGAACAGCCAACGGCAGCATCTCCCAGACCTTCGAGCCGGTCACCATCAACAGCATTTATTCGTTCGTGTTTCGCATTCGCGCTGGGACGTGGACCACCGCTGCTTTTGGCCTTCATACCGGCGACTGGGCTGTCCAGACGGGGACGATCCTCTCCGGCCCGGGTGTCATCGACAACGCAGCTGCGCTCAAGACAATCTCCGGCTTGACTTCCGAATGGACGACTGTCCTCCTCAAGACAAGCGCAGCTGTCGCCGCAGGCGCAGCGCTGCGCTTCTATCTCTACCCTGAGGTTTACAACGCCGGCACTGCGGGGCGTTCCATTGGGCTGTGGGGCTTTGAAGCCTACGCCGGAGATCATTCGACGACCTACATCGCCACTGGGGCCGCCAGCGTCACCCGCACGCCCGATCGGGTGACCATCGGAAACCTGCAGTTGCAACCGTGGTGGAATCCGGCGGAAGGGACCATCCTTGTTGATTTCAGCGTTGCTGCGCTGTCGCCTGCATTGCTCCAGTATCCCGGCGTTGTGAGAATTCTTGGCGGGTCGAACTCCATTCAGATGTTCCAGACGCCGACCCAAAAAATTGGCGTGCGATTCGATGTGGGCGGAGTCAACACCTGGAACACGGAGATCGCAGCGTTCACGCTAGATGTCCCCCTGAGGGGTGTGATTTCGTGGAAGGAAGGGAGACAGCTCGCCCGTATCAACGAGACCGTTCTTTCCCGGGCCCAGGCCGGCCCAGTCCTTTCAGCCAATGTGGAGCTGCGGCTGGGCCAGGTCGCAACCGATGCGTTCGATGGCCGCATCCGTCAGATTACATACTGGCCGAAGGCCGCCAACGCGACCGAGATCGCCAACCTCTCCCCCGACACCGAACGGATCGTCGGCTAGTGGCAATGCCCCTCACCACCAAGTCAATAGCCGGCATTCTGGCGCTCTTGTTGGTCGCCTGCATCCTGCTGGTGCTCCGACACAGGCGCAAGAACGGATTGCCCACCGTCCCGACCCAAGCCACCCCCGCGCTGCCAGCGTCGGGCACCGTGACGCTCTATGGTGATTCGATCATCCGTGGCGAGTACCTCGACCGGGCGGCGATGTCACCCACGGACGTCAACGCCCGCCTGGTGGAGCCCATCGCCGCGACTCTGGAGCGCTTGCGGCCAGGCCTGCAGGTCGACGACCGCTCACGTTCCGGCCAGACCTTGGTGGCCCTGGCCAGCGGCTTTGCCAGTGACCCGCGCGCGTCGGTGGTGGTCGTGATCGAGAACGGTGTGATTGATGCCTGGCAAGGAAGGCGCCTGACGGACTTCGTGGCCACGCTGGGCGTCCTGGTCGAGCAGGTCCAGGCCGAGGGCCGCGTCCCGGTGTTGACGGGCTTCGCGCGCCAGGTGGCGGGGCCGTTCATTTCCCAGGACATGCTGCTGCGACGGGATCTCCATGACCGGGCCGTGCGTGGCTTGGCGCAACAGATGGGCGTGGTCTTCGCGGATCTCGGAGCCGCACGCTTCGATGGAGCCGCCGACCTGCTGGACGGGGTGCACCCGGCCAAACCCTATTCGGATCGCCTGGCCGAGCGCATTGCGCTGGCGCTGGACGCAGCCGTGAGGAATTAAAAAAAGACAGGGCGAGTGTTTTGGGTGCGCTAACACCCGCCACACCCGCCTCCGCCGTGAGTAAGCACGGCATCAGCCGAAGACCCTGCCACCTAGCTAGGCGGGGCGAATCATAGGTGGTGCCGAATGCACGAAGTGAGATGCGGTCAGTGCGGGCGAAAGCTCGCGATGGCCGATGCCGGAAGGATCGAGATCAAGTGCCCGCGCTGCGGGACCATGAATCACTGGAGAGCCAGCGCCGCTGATCGCAGCAGCCCGAGCCCCAAACCAGAACGCCAGCGAGCGTCATCAACCATTGAGGACAGAGATGACGCAACAGAAAAGCCCGCTGGCGTGGCTGGGTGGCAAGAGCCGCCTGGCGGACCAGATCATCGAGCGGATGCCCGCTCACCAGACCTACTGCGAGGTGTTCGCAGGCGCGGCCTGGGTGCTCTTTAAAAAGCCGGAAAGCAAGGTCGAGATCATCAACGACATCAACCGCGAGCTGACCAACCTGTACCGCTGCGTGAAGCATCACCTCGGCGAACTGGTGGCGCAGTTCCGCTGGATGCTGGTGTCGCGCGATGAGTTCGACACCTTCCTGTCGCTGCCCCCGGATGCCCTCACGGACATCCAGCGGGCGGCGCGGTTTTTCTACCTGGCCAAGACCAGCTTCGGGGCCAAGATCCACAAGCCCACCTTCGGGATCGCGGCTACGGCACCGCCCAGGCTCAACCTGCTGCGCATCGAGGAGGAACTGAGCGACGCGCACGTGCGGCTGTCCCGGGTCTTCATCGAGAACAAGCCTTACGACCAGGTCATCCAGCGTTTCGACAAGCCGGGTACGCTGTTCTATGTCGATCCGCCGTACTGGGGGAACGAAAAGGACTATGGCGAGGGTGTGTTCAGCCGGGAGGATTTCGCGCGCCTGGCGGGCATTCTGGACGGTCTGAAGGGCAAGTTCATCCTGAGCCTCAATGACACGCCTGGGGTGCGGGAGACCTTCGCGGGGTTTCGCATGGAGGCAGTCAAGACGAGGTACAGCATCAGTGCTAAGGCCAACCAAGCTGTGGGCGAGGTTCTGATCTTCAACTTCAAGGGGAGATAGCGAAGGAGGCGGCGAGGTCTCCAGTGACCGCTTTGTGCGAGGCCCAATGTTTCAGGTCAGCCGCTAACGACACTGGGCACCTGTAGAGCCACCGCGCAGCGCATGCTGCGCTCAGTTCCCTTCAGCCATCGCACGAAGGATTCTCTGCACCTCGACAGCGTCGAATCCAGGCTGCTTGCGCAGCTCCTTGAAGATCCCGTATTTGTACGCAAGATCAACTACTTTGAATCTTGCCTCTGCTGGGGGAGCGAGGTAACGAGGCAAGACGTCTGCCTGCATCTTGATCCCGGCGTGTGCTACTCGATGAAGTCTCCACAAGAAACCTACCAAGCTATCTTCACCCCATCCCTCGTAGAACCATCCAACTCGGTTGGGGTAGCTGCTGTCCAAGTTCCATGGATTGAGCGATCTGTCAACAAAGTTGGAGAAGACACACACATCATTTACGACAATGAAGTCAGCTTGATCGACTGGGTCAATGCCGCGATCTGAGTAGAACTCCAGTATTTCAAACCCAGTTTCGATCGGAGACGCCTTGCACTGCATCGCGAATACGCCAAAAGGTACACGCTTCGCCCACTCGGACATAGGATGAAAATCACGGATAAGTGACGTAGTCGCTCGTCGCAACTTCTTTACAGTCAGTCCTTGTTCGAGCGCGCGGTGAAGTTCAGCCCTGTCGGCAATGTTGGGTTTAACCTCAACGACGGAGTCCACACCTTCCGCCAACAAGAGGTTGAATTTGTCCCGAGCGCTAACCGTGTATGGGTGATTCGGCGCACAAACTACGCAATCTATCGATGCGGCGATGCTTCCAAACGAATCGCGCACTTTGCCTTTAGCGATCCGATGCGGAAAAGGAAAATAGCGTGATAAAAATGCTTGAACCGCGTGTTCCCGAAAATCCGCGATCTCTTGTGAGGTACCACGTCCTTGAATTGACGCCTTGCGAAACTCACTGGACAGCTGTAAAGCATCCTCGCGCAGCAAGCTGTAAAGGTCATTCAT